CCAGCCGCTGCCTGGGCATCCAGACGGGTCTTTAGCCATACACCACCACCAACGCCTGCTATGAGCGTTAAAATGACGGCAATGACTATAGCTTTTTTCATGCTTACACACTAGCATAACAGAGATATTTTGTCAAGATGTAGTTTAATATAACCACTGACTTACACCGCCGTGATGCGAACAAGTTCCCCTTCCAGTTGAATATGACCGTGTTCCGTCTCGACAGATTGCACCGCCTCTTTCCTGCTGAGATTCCATATACTCCATGTATTCTTCATTATAGTCTGGTTCTCCCTCGTCCATGGCTTCTCCACAGTCATCATTATACATACAATCATATGCAGCTTTAGAAGTCGGCGTATATCTGACAACCTGATTGACTGGCTGTTTTACAATAGTTTCTTTGTTAGGGTATTCAGACTTTGAGGCTTTACAGACTTGTTTTGAACCATTCTGACCGACAGTTTCTATACGACTTGTTTCGTACCGAGATTTACCCTTGTCTATGTTGACAGTGTCGTAATTTATAGTTTCTACCGTGCAAGGCTTGTAATAAACTGGTGCGAAGTAGTCGTATATCTGTTGCCAGTATATGAACCCAAACAGACCTAGCCAAAATACTGCTACCATTAAATATCCGCCAATTTCCGCCCAATCTATGTTTTTGATCCACTGTTTCATCTATCTTCTCCCACAAGATTAAATGATTTGCCATCATTATACTATAGTATGAGCAATAACACACTCTACTAAGTCTCTCTCCAAATTGTTAATCTTCGACCTCTCATTTATCGCGGAGAGGCAAAACGCGGAGAAGGGGCGAGTTTCCCCGCCCCAAATTGCTAGGCATTCTTCAGAACTTGAATAGCACCCTTTTTCTTGTTGAACACGAATGCTTCGTACACAACGCGACCAGCGACATAGTAACCACTAGCCTCTGGACCAAATTCACCCTGCTTGTACTCAGACAAGTATTTTGGAGCTGCTGCTGCGTCTTCGTGAGTCAAAACGATAGTCGTCTTAGTTGGCATGTAGTCATCTGGAACTTCAATGATCATACAACCATCAATCTCACCGTAGTTACCATCGCGACGGCTCTTAGCAGTCATTTCGCTGGCTGGAGTGAAGTTGTCATCCTGCTTCAGTAATGAGTATGCACTTGCAGCTACAAACGCAACACGACCCTTGTGAGGTACTCTAGCGTTTGTTTGAGCAGTAGTCATAGCCATAAATGTTTCATAAGCATTTGCCTTAGTAATGGTCAAAGTCTTAACCGCTGTAGTTTCAGCCGCTTTTGCCAATGCATCAATGTTGTATTTATCCATTGTTGGGTAAATAGACTCTTCTAAGGTTGCACGCATGACTTCTTTAGTATCGAGTGAGCCATCGCGTGAGAACTTAGCGTCAGCCTTATCGATTTGCTGTGAGAAGGCTTTGTCCTGAGAAGCTGTAATAACTTGTTCTTTATTGCCAGCTGCTGAGTACTTGTAGCCGAACGAACCAACGCCCTGACCGCTAGCATTCTTGCCTGTAGAGTAGTCATATAGAGAAGCTGCGTCTGTACTGTACACCTTAAATGATTTAGTAGTACCACCAACAACTTCATACTTACCCTTAAAGGCAGGTGCTGTTAATGATTTAAGTGTATATCCCTTGTCAAGGATTTTTGAGTATGCCTGTGGCAAATTAATAGCCATTTTATTTTTCTCCTATGGTTAGTTTTTTTAGATTGAAGGATTTAATCGAAGAAATTATTCACAAATTGTTTTTCGTCTACTTCTCCTGATGTAGCCGCTCCGCCAGCATTCATTACTGCCGCGGATTGCTTTGCTCTAGATATCTTCTTACCGCCAGCTTTCAGACCTTCTTCGTAAATGCCGTGCAAGTCTGACATAAACTCATAGAGCTTTTTATCTGCCGAGATTGGCGCGCCCTCTTCGTTAAGTTGCAGATTTGCAGCACTTACATACATATCAGCTGCTTTTTTCGTGAAGTCTGCATTGTATTCAGGTGATGTTTCATCGAATACGGGATAGTCTTTAAGTAGTTCTACTCTATCAAGCGCCATATGGTACTGAAGGTCAGCAATATCCGTTGATATTTCGTTTACTTTTGCCTGCTGTTGGTCAAGCTCCTGATTATATAGAAGGGCTTGAATAGCGGCGTCTTGTGGGTCTAACCCTGCAGCTTCTAGTTGTTCTGGTGTTATTCGGCTTTCATTAATTGAGCTTTGTAGTTGTTTGATACCTTCGTATTCAGCTACTTCTCGTTTTAGTTCTTCCCGACGGGACACCAACCCTCGAATATCGTCATTGAGTTGAGCTTTACGCTCCTCTGCTTTTGAATATTCCGGCTTTTCTTCGCCCTCTGATTTCTCTTCAGGCTGTTTTTCTTGGGTTTCGTCTATTTTGGACTCACCCTCCGACTGTTTGTCTGAATCATCACCCCAGAAGCCGTCTGTCAGCGATTTTTCATCAGTGTTGTCGGTTGAGTTTTGTGATGTTGACGACACATCTGCCGCACTCTGGCTTGTATTTACGTCTGTAGTGGTACTGTCCACGGTTTTTACTCCTTTATTTAGTTATTTACGACCTTTTACATCGGTGCGCAGATGAGAGCTCAGGAGGCGAACTCTTACCTGCGGAGATACTACTAAGGTCTTATCTCTACAGGTAACAACCCGCCTAGAATAACTTCTCTAGTCGATACGCTCCTTTCTCTCCAACCAAATAAACGCCTAACGGTAAAACTGCTGTTAAGCTTGGATCGTCTACACAAATCAAAACCCTGCCCTCCTGTCTGAATTCGTGACTAGCCAATAGTGATTCAGTCTCTAGCGGTTGTTCTAGCTTTTCTCTAACGTCCTCAGTCATTTTCTTTTACCTTGTCTGTCTGGGCTTTTATCCACGACTTAAGTTCTATAAGGTCATTCACGCGCCACCTAGCAGCTAATATCTGCACTTTTAGGGATTTCTCAGAAGTTTCAGGATTCATTGTTAATTGATTGATGTTTTGGGCTAGTTGGATCTTTTCATCAATTCCATTGAGTAGAGTTTTTAGTAGGTTAATATCTTTTTTAGCCGCAATCCTCTCCTTGGATTCTTTAGTTTTCCGTTCTTCTGGGATATCCAAAGAAAACCCACTGTTTGGGATCAAATCGTTATTCATACTGCTCCTCACTGTCTGCAATGCCGTTATTGTTTTGGTCTAGGTCAATAACCAACTCTTCAGGGTCATCAACACCCGATTTGTTAATCATTCGCTTCAATAATTGGTCTTTGCGGATAATCTGTCCTAACTCAGGGTCAGACTGAGCCAACTCTAAGATTCCCTTTAGATTCTCCATAGATTGCTCGTCATCTTTAAGCTTTGAGGTAGAAGCGTCGACTTTGAACTTGAACCCTTTTAGTTTCTTGTTGTAGTCAACAACAGCTGTACTTGCGTCAAACTCAGAGTCTTCAAGTTTTCGGCGTTTGATGTATTCTTGGGTGAGGTCAACTTCCTGTTCACCTTCAGACAGAGCAAAATGAATATTAAGCATAGTCTCACACACATCACCAAACCAACCTTCGAATTGCTTGCGAAGATGATTATCACTAACACCAACACGCTCCTGCTGTGCTTTCACCCCGCTGTCTGTCTTTGAGAATCCAGGATTTCCGACCTCAGCAGAAACGCTTGTGTCGTTTGAGTTGTTCAAGTTTAGGATTTGACTCTTAATTAAACCGTAGTTGTTTGAAAAGTTGTTTGTCGCATTGGTTGAGATATTCGCAGGTGAGATGCTTGCGTTCTGGTCTGCGCCTAAGTCCCAAATAGCGTTTACTTTGAATCGTATAGTTGAAGTATCAAATGAGCCTCGCTTTATCAGTGGCGGGTTAAGACCCAAGGCTTGAGCATATTGGTACATCTGCATTTCTGAATCGAGCATGTTCTGAAGTCCTGCTACAAGTTCGACTGCACCACGACCGATTGGATTAGACATATCCATATCGTGATATATGAAGTGGATTGGAATAATGCCTCTCGGGTCTGGATTCACAGTTGAGTAGACTACTTCGTTATTGTCTGAGCTATATCCGTAAAAAGTAGCCCCTACGCCCTGTTGAAATGCAAATATAATCTGTATACCGCCAGTCTCAAGGTTCTTCTCTCGCTCGGCTGGTGTTTTGCTTTCGTCTGTTTTCTCTTTTGCTTCTAGCTGGGTGAGTTTATCTAGTCGCCAACCGCTCTTTATGCCGTGTTTGGCTAATTGTTTCTCGCGATAAATTAGATATTTAATATCACTTGGTTGGTACCAAGCTCGTAAGAAAATAACATTACAGTCTTTATCGTAGACTTTGCCAGCCTCTAAAATAACGTCCTTGATATAAGGCAGTTTGAAGTCTGCCCCAAAATAATTTCCATGTTGTGTATAAAAGCAGTAAGCTGGCTGAGAGCCGTATGTCATAGCCTTACTTAAAGCTCCCCAGGATTTTTGAATAACACTTCCTGTAGTGTTTGCGTTTGGTAGGATTTCTTCAGTCAAGACCAAATTAGCGACATCTGCTAAGTCTTTATCTTTGTCCAAACTAGTAACTAGCCCAGTCGGCAATTGTTGAATAACGCTCTTAGGTCGAGATTGAACATAGCTAGCTGTAGTTCCGTCCGTAACTGTAGGTAAGCCCTCTGGTATGTTTGGCTTAGGTTTATTTAGAGCGATACGCTCAAGCTCATCAATACCAGATAAAACTGCCTGGTACTTCTGCAAACTTTCATCGTACGCGTCGCCGATGTTAGATTCGTCTATAAAAGAAAAAGCCACTGGTTTCCCCCAACGTAAAAATTACTGTTACGTAATCATCACGCTGGGCATTTCCCAGTAGCTTGTTACTCGTCTATAATATCACATTTGAATAAAAACGTCTATAGCCGTGAGTTTTTATCAAGGATTGTTTTTTTAACCATCTGAGGTAGACCTGTCTTTTTGTCTATTCTCACACTTAAAGATATATCTAAACATTCCCCATTTTCTGCCTGTTTTATTAAATCCTCAAACTCTTGTCTGACTTCTGTAAAGGTTGATACTTTCGATGAGATTGTAAATGAACGGATACTTTGAGCCGTCATATAATCTCTTATTTTTCTGACTTCTTCCACTTCCACCCCCTCCGTAGTGTATTTATTTCTTACCTCGCCAAACCTTAACTCCATAATGCTGATAACTCTCCTGAAGTTTGGGTGGTTGGTCTTATTTCATACTTAGGTTTTAATATGCTTGATAGCTTATACCTCACAGCGTCTAGTGCGTGATCGAATCCACCCTCTGGTATGTTTATGGTCTTGCCGTCTTTGTCTGTCTGCCATAAATAATTTCTATATTCCTTAATTAAATTGACACTTCGCTTGGTCATTGAGATACTCTGCTCTTGCACATAGCCAATTCCCTGCAGAATAGAGCCACTGCCCTTTTTCGCTGCAACAACAGACAATCCGTACATCTGCAGCTCATCGATAGACTTCGGCTCTGCTGAATCTGCTACAATCACGCCAAAATCTAAGTTATTCATAAATGAGGCGATTTGTTGATTACTCATACCTTTTCTGTAAAGAACCTCATCTAAGACATATCCGCCGTTGTAATAGTAGACTGCGACTACTGCTGTAGGGTCGTTTGAATATCCAAAATCCAATCCATAGCCTTCTAGTCGGGCTTCGTGAGGTATTTCATCTATAATCTTCCAACCTTTGTATATTCTGCCTTCGACCTCACCTAATTGACCTAATCCGTAAACAGTCCACCAGTTTTTGTTTGATTTGTGAGCCTCGATATCTTTTACGATTGTTTCAGGCAGACCTTCATTGTCTTTATAAGTAACTGTAATCATCTCCACGTCATCGCGTGTATTTAATAAGTCATAGAACCAGAACTCGTTTGTAGGGTTCCAATCTAACCAAATCTCTAATCTAGTACGCACTGCTAATTGGTCAAATGATTCATAAGCTACGTTGTTGCATTCATTTATAAATAATCTATCACGACGTGGACCACGCACCTTACTAGGCTGGTCGGCGCTGAAAAACTCTATCTTTGAGCCTGTTTCAAATGTATAAATAGAGTCTGTAGCGTTCCAGGCTGATTCTTTCCAATAGCCGTGTTCCTGCATAATATTCTTAAAATCACGCATAGCACCCCTTTTAAGATGAGGAAATGATTCAGACACAACACTTGTTAAAGTCGGTTTCTTATCTTTCTGAGCTTTGCTGATGAGTATTTGAAGGATAGATATAGTCTTACCCGCAGACGTTCCGCCACAAACACCACGGATACGTTTTGTCATTTTAGCAAGCTTCTTTGTTGAACTGGTCAAGACGAACATTATTGTTCGCCCTCCACCAAATCACCAAGAATAGGCTTTGGTAGTTTAACGTGTAATTCTTTCTTTTCTGTTATTCGCTGTTTGAGCTTATTATACTCTCGAATCGCTGCCATTTTAGCTTTGAAGTCTGCGTCCTGCGTGATGAGCTTCTCCATCTGCTTGTCGACGAACTGATCATTCAATCCACCAGCTTCGAATAGCTCGTCTATCCTCTTTAAAACGTTAGCGTTAGTTAGTAGCACCGAAGCTCGGTTTCGTGCTGTATTATACCAATTAGGTTTTGACTGATCAGGCTCATAAGCTTCTATATAACTTTGAACACCATTACCAAAAAACTCTCTATCGCTTGCATAGAGTTGGCAGAATCTTTCTTGCCTTGGATTTAGTTTTCTCGGCTTTTTATCCATATCCACCTCATTTTCAAAATACATAAGAACGTTTTACTTCAGAGTTGCGTTCTTTCAACTCACATACTGTACTTATATTATAACATAAATAGAGGTAGACAAGTAAAATATCAAAAATCTTTACAAATAAAAAAGCTGCCCGACCTGACAATCAAGCAGCCTCTTTTACAAAAATAGACTTATAGTCTTTATAAATCGTTAAAAATGAATTGTCGATTGGGTGCTCTGTCCTGAACTCCTCCAGATAATCGTCAAGAAGACTGTCTATTGCTTTTTCAACATTTTCCTTCATCGATAATCTCCTCTTTGAGTTCAGAAACCTCGCCGTGTAAAATATTGAGCTCATTGCTAATCATTTCTTTTGCTATTTGATTGATAATACGAATAAACGGGAGGCCGTCAGGCTTGTTATATTCTGTTTTAATAAGCTCTGCCACCCATAACAGTGTTCTGCTCCTATCTTTCAGAATCTCTTGATTAACCCAATTCACAATTGAAAGTGCTTCTTCGGTTGGGTTTTTGCATCCAGAAGAATCTAGGACATCTATTATCGCACAATATAATTTTGTACATCTCGTACGGTCTTTATCTTCATTATTCATTTGAACGTTTCTCCTTATCGCCACGATTTAGGGTATTTTGGTATTCCTGAATCGCCTACGCAAAAGTCTGCACTTCTATACCCGTTTTTCCAGACATAATCTTTACCAAAATGCTTTTGACAAATTTCGTCCCTAGATAGTCCCTTTTCAGCCCCTATTGAACTGAAGATGAGGAATATAAGGATTCCTATAAACAACGCCATCCAGATAGACGAAAAAATACCCGCTTCCTTTATCTCCTCCCACAACTTAGTTATCCGATTTATTAAGCTTTTCATTTCTCCTCCTTATTTTTCCACTTCAACGCACGTTGCTTCTCATAGAAAAACTGACGAGCGGCAGTGGCACGCATTAAATTATCCTCAAGTGCTTTACGAAGATGCTTGTCATCCGTGGTTTCAAGAATAATTGCTAACGCTTCCACGATAGCATCTGATTTTTCCTGCTGGATTAGAAGAGTCAGTAGTTCGCAACACCAATCCCTATACTCTATCTTGGCACGATCAGAGCGTGGCTTTTCGTCAAAAGCAATAACATCCTTCACAAAATGATTCAATACATTGTTTAATACTGATTGAGGGACTCTGTCTATTGGAATATACATTAGATTTCCTTTCCATTCTTAAAGCATTTTGAATAACCCATCTCGCCACCAAGCGATTTACAACGAGCTTCGATGTTCCTACTGTGTTCAGTGTCTTGCAATAGCCAAGAAATAACCAGCGACCCAACAGCAATTGTTAAAATCATCATTATGAAAGCGACTACATTGCTCCAGTCAATTTTAGACTTCATTTTCTTCATAGATATCTCCCGTCCCTATAATGTTTTCCACTCTTCAGATATTCCACAATCTTACCTAGGGCTTCTTCTAAGTTGTCACCAATAAATTGCACATAATCGGTATAGTCATTATCTTCATCATCTGTCATAGAAAACTTAACCCAGTATTCAATTTTTCCATCAAGCGTAACACCCCACGAGATAGAAAAATCAGGATTATTATATTTTTTATTTTTAATGTAGTCTTCTATAAAAGCTAAGTCTTTCATTTCTTATGCTCCTCCTCATACCTTTTAATGAAATTATCTATCTCTTCACATACAACACCGTTCGGAGCCTCCTCTTTAATACGTTTGAAGACTTTGTACTGCCTTGAAATTACCTCACTCAAATATTTCACTTCTCCATACAGTCTTACGATTTCCAGAATACGTTCACCGATATTACCGTTCACACACCTCTTTGTTTCGTCATAATTATACGGGTCCATATACAAAGACGTGGCACTAACTTCGATTGGGCTTGCATCTTTCAATACGCTTTCTAAACTGCCCTTTTCCAATATTTCTTCAAGCAGTTCATTTTGTTTTTCAATTGATTTTTTCATCGACTCAAACATTATTTCTTCTCCAACGACTCCTCATACTCACTAACCAGATCCATAATACTTTCGACAGAATCGCTCTTTATGTAACTAGCTTCTTTGGAAAAATCCTCTGAGTCAACTTGTTTATGCTCGTACATCAGGGTTAAATCGCTAATCTTATAAGATAGATTGTCTACAATAATCTTGATGCGAGTCATTAAATCTTTGTCTGTCATTATTTCTCCTCCACTAATTCAGAGTTCTTGTGAATATTACCAGCGACTTCTAGGTTAGCTAATTCAAAGAGAGGCTCAGCCACACCTACACACTCACCTACAAATCCACCATCAGCAAACTTAACCACCCAGTACTCGATAGGTTCGCCAGTGTCGTCCATAAGGATGTCGCCCTCGTAGATTTCTGTACCATTCTTGTCTCTTAAGCCTGTGAATTGTTCGACGATAAACCAAGGGTTCTTTCTGGTGTGTAGTGGACGAAAGCAGGTCTTTATAATACATTTAGCCACATGTAGCAAGCCAAGCCCGCCTATACTAACATACCTGCCATCAATGTATTTCTTAGCTATGTTATCCCAAACTCTGAACTTTATTTCACGCATTAGACTTCCTCCTCTCTAACCATTGCTTGGCAAATGTATTCCTTAAACGCTGCAACACCTCCTTGCAACATCCACCCCTCCGACAAAAGTTTATTCACCTTGTCGTGTAAATCGGGCATATTCATAGCGCTAACTATTATATATTTGAGTCTGTACGCTTTAGGCGGTTCGTAATCAACTCTTGGCATTTTACATCTCCGAAAGCATTATCAGCAGTATTCCAATTACCATAATCCTATAAAACGGCTCATATGTTGCGCAGCCGATGAGTATTATGGCTCCTGCTATTTTTATTAAAATACTCCTCATGAGCAGTTTTCGTTGCACGTTTGTTGATTTATCGCTATTTTTTGTCATTTTCACCTCCGTTATTTTATTCTCGCTTATTTGTAGTTAGTAATTTCAACCGCAGAACTGGTGCTGGCAACCTGTAAGGTCGACAACGTGGTACGCTAGGCAGCTAATTACTCACACTACCCTCGCACCCCGAACACGTTACCAGAGTTGGCTATATAAGGTGATGATTTGCCGAGTTTCTAAACCTCTCGAATTCGACGGGTAAGGCTTAGTTTCAGGCTTTCGAGCCACTTATATAGCCAGTTGACAACACCAATTTGTATATCATTAAGTGAGTTAATTACTTTAAGGTTTGATGTTGCCAGTTGATAGCACCAAGGTTATCGACACCTACCGTAGCTACTTCTACGGTACCAATTTGATGCTACCAGTTGAACAGATGACTCGGGTGGGCAAAATAGTCATCTGTCCAGTTCTACGGTTGATGTTAATGTTCTACTGGGTACAAATCGTACCCGTTTACTTTCGTTTACTGATACGACCACCTTTTTTGCCAGCACACTTCTTCACGAAGTGAGGACCGTCAATTAAGTCGCAATCGCATTCAATATCTTGTGCGAATCCTTTACAAGTTCCGTGACTTGCAAATGTAGCTGAGCCACCCTTTCGTCCAATTTCTGCATAGAAGTTTGGATTGCTTGCTAGGTTTTTCTGTGCGGCTTTTAAGCCTCCTTGCCTATTTCCAGCCATTATGCTTCCTCCTTTATTCCAAAAAAGATTTTCCAATCTCGCTCATTTTCTCTGATAGATTTTTCAGCTTCTTCTTTAGTCGCATAGCGTACAGGTTCACCAGCATCACAGTCATCAAGTTCACACAAGGCGAGCGTTTCATGTCCATGGTCATAATAGACAGCCCAGCCACCATTACAATTCTCAAAGTCTGGCTTAAAGTTTGAGGTTCGTTGTAATCTGACTTCTGCTAGTCTTCGTTCTTTGGCTTTTTCACATTCTTCTTCAGTAGGATAGATAAAGCCTAGAGCTAGACGCTCATTGTCTACATGCTCGCCTCTCCAAATGTCTGAATATACATTTCCGTAATCACTAACGTAGAAATACTCATCGCCATCTTTGGGTTTATAGTGAATGCTGTCTGTCGGTTCTTTTATTTCCTCGAACCACTCGTCGAAGTTGTCTATATCTTGAATTGTGAATTGAGGACTAGTTTTTGCTCCAATTGGTGTAATTCTGACTAGCTCTTTCCATTGATTAAAATCGCTTGCAACTTCTTTAAAAATGGTACCAGCCTTAATTGTAGGCATGTCTTTTAGAAGTTTATATTTCATTATTTCTCCTTAATTTTAGGTCGTTCGCCTTCGATTCGACTATCTAAGATTTGGTTGATGCGATGAATAATATACTCTCGCTCGTTTAATCCTCTTAGCGCGTCATCCTTCATCTCTAGTAGGTCGATAGTGCTCATCTCGTCTAGTGATTGATAGTCGTCTTCGTAATAAGGTTTTACTTCTCTTTCCATGTCTTTTCCTCCTTTTTCCATATATCATCCTTCCTGAAATCTTTTAGCCATTCTTTATCCTGTTTAGCTATGTTGTGCTCTGAGATAGCTACGAGAATTAGAATAAACATTACAAATACTATCCAAATTAGCGTGTACATTATGTTTTATCCTTTATATCTTTAATTAAGATTTCTAACTCTCCGTCCGTCCATTTGTACGGCTTTTTCATACTTTCCAACAGGTCAACGATATCTTCGCCGTAAGTTTTAAGCATGAATCTTGTGTAGCCAATCATATTTCCTTCATCGAATCGATTACACGATCTACATTGAGCGTGAACATTTCGCTCATCATATCTGAGAGCCATCCATCTTCTATTTATGAAGTGTCCAGCGTCAGCCTGTTCAAATGGCTTTCTCTGCCCGCACGAACAACAAACGAAGAATCCGTCTTCAGAATCTCTCATTCGTATGTATTTTGAGAAGATCCTGTCAGCTTTTTGAATTAGTTTTCGACTTGCCACGCTATTCTCCTAAACGCCAAACTCTTACGAATCTGCCATTCATAATCGGTCGTTCACTTTTTCGCCAGCCAACAGGCTTAAAATCATCACATCTGAATATGTTGCCAGTTGTGTTCCTGTGTATGTATTCAGGGCGAGGGCACTCTTTTAAGACGTCCTCGATCGTGATAAGCGATTTATCTTCTAATAGTTTCTTAGCGGTTACACGAGCCTCTTCTAGCCACGCCTCCCGCTCTTTTTTGAATAAATCTTTGACGGTTACCATATTAGCTTGTCCTCTGTAATAAAACCGTCTAAAGTTGTTATTTTACGTATAGTCCCGCCAGATTTTTTTCTAAAATCTCGAGCCTCTTTTCTTGTCGTAAAGTTTCTGCTTAGCGTTTTGTTTTTGACGATGTACGTTGTGCAGTTGTTTACGTCTCTTAATCTCTGTGAAGCCATTATCTTCCCCCCAATTTAATCTTCGTGAGATTACTAAATTGTTATCTATAAACGTCCACTTAAACTTCCTCATAAAACTGATGTCTGGGTCTACAATCCGTATCGTAAACCCGTTGTCAGTTTCGAGAAGGTAGACTTTTTTTCTTCTCGTCATTTAACCTCCTAAAAAGGTATTTCGCTCAAATCGACAGGCTCGCTAAGGTCAATGTCTTCAGCAATATTTTCAGATTTACTCTTCAGCTTTGGCTCATATCCCCAGATATTTCGCTCATATCGATATTTCTCGTCACCGTTATTATCTATATATGTCTCTTCTGTTTTTTGGATTGTGTACCAACAAGACTTTCCTGGCAATTTCTGGATTAGTTGAGACATTTCATATAGGCTCTTCATAGATTTGAAAAAATCACGAATCTTCTGTTTCTGCTCATCATCTTTTGCATTATGTACAAAAATCTTACGGATTTTATCAACAGAAAAAGGCGTTGCCGCACCAGTAAACCATAACTTGGCATCGCCTTGTTCGCCGTTTGTACCTTGAACCTTTACATTCAGAAACACTTTATCATTTGCATTTTTTTCAAAAGTAGCTTCGGTGATTGTTACAGCGTGAACACCCTCAGTAAAATATGTTGATTCTTTCAAATCTTCCTCGCTTAATTTCATATTCTTCAATTCTTCGTCCGTCATACCCCTTATCCTTTCCTTAGAACATTAATTTTTGGACTTCTTTTTCAACTAATCCAAGAGTAGCGTTTTGCACTCTGCCAGTTAGCTCGATTTTTTCTCGATAATCTTCTCGCTTTAATTCAAATATCTGTAACCCTAAATCTGGATTCGTGAATACATCTGAATAAATACAGAAATAGAGTTTTTGTAGATTTTCATTTACTAAGAAGTACTGAATAATCTGGGCTTCATAATCAAGTGGCGGGTGTTTTTCATAGTAAGCTTTGACTACTTTCCAACTATCTAAGCATTTGATTTCTACAGCCTCTGAGACTTTTCCTGTATCGTCTACAATTTCGCCGTCTGGTGAGCAAATCATATATTCGTTTTCTTCAGATTGCCAAACTCGACCAGGGATAATCTTCTTACCAAGTTTTTCACTGATTAAATCTCTAGCTTCCTCTTCTAGGATTTGACCTCTCAGCATAGCCGAATAAGTAGCGCCTTCTGGTATTCTATCTGCATAATCGTTCGGGTTGATTGGCTTAGCTATTCTCTGAGCAATTAATTTATAGATTGAATCGTTTATTTGAACATTCGCATAGAGTTCATTCAATTCATCTTCTGTAAGCATTGCTCGGATATTATCCATTGTCAGATTTTTCGGAAACTCATAGCCTTTACTTTCAGCGAATTCGACCAGCTCGGCTTTTGGTATATACCGAACTGACGAGTAATCTTTAGCTGATGAGCCAGATATCCTGCCTTCGTGAAAATCCAACCATTCTTGACTTCTTTGTTCAAGGTCTAGGATTTTCATTTATCACCTCCTAGTTTTGCCTTTATCTCATCCTTAACGCCGACAAGCTCACGTGATAGCTTTGGATTGGCTTTGAGAATCTTAGTATATTTCTCTTTCAATTCGCCTAGAGTCTTGCAAGCTCGTAAGGCTGTTTCAGCGTTAGCTAAATCGGCAGACTCTTTGTCGGTTCTTTCTTTAAGCTTGCGTTCAAGGTTGCCGTCATCATCGGTATCGACAAGTAAATCAAGCATTGCTATGTATGAATATCGCTTCATGTAAGTAATGCCTGAGCCTTGCGTCTGAGGATTGTTAGGCGCGCTTTCAACTGGTGCAACATCTTCAAGCATCTCGCCACTTTCTAGGTGAATAAGCTTTGTCCTAATAGCCGTTTTAGTATCAATATGGCTAATTGTTTGTTTAACCATCAATCCACATTTCTCTAAATCCTCTCGTGTTTCACTAACTACAACATTGTAGTCTGCGTACTTGCTTTTGAAATACGGGTTTTCTTTTGAGGCTTTAACCAGTGGTGTTATTTTGCGAAACTCTTGTAAGGCTTTGTATAATTCACTCATCGCGCCTCCTTTCTATAAAAATCTTAAATATCTTCCATTTGTATAAACTGACCAAGCTTTGTATCCTTGTGATTTCCACACGTGATAAGCACAGTCAATGTTTACTTCTGGGTTGTGAGAATCACAATTCTCTCGACCAGGTAAAATTCGTACCTGAAATAGAGAAACTGAATAGCCATATGTTCTGCCGTTTTGTGTAAATGTCAGGCTTGTATCGCCTGTTGCGTTTTCATTACACGAACTTTCAGCTTGCATGATGGCTTTCATGACTCGCACGTCCCAGTTGTATTTTTCAAGTAAAGGTTGAAACCTGTCGCAGCCGCCTACACGCCCTGCCTCCACAGCAGGTTTTTGAGGTGCAGGCGAGGCTTCAACCTTTGCGGCAGTTTGTGGTAGCAACGGTTGCCGCTTTTCCGTTGCTACTGTTTTGACACTTCAACTTTCACGTTTTTAACGATTGTCGCAGCTTCAGCTTTGACTTGTTCAGTCTGATTTTTCTGGTAGTACATACCGCCAATAAAAGCGACGATTCCTGTAATTAAAATCGTAATGATGATAGTTTTGATAGTTTCGATGTTAAATTTTTTCATTTTCTTCTCCTTGTTTTGTTTTTTATTCTCTTTATTCTCTACGCTAGACATTGAATTAGCTCCTCTCTAGCGCATATGTTTACAACTTCGTCCTCAATTCCATCACAATCTGGATTTGGACAATAAAACTCAGGTTCGCCCTGACAGCCGCACCATTCCGCTTCTTTACCAGAACAGCAAGGCTGAATTACTTCTAGGTTATCGTGGTTGCAGTACCACTCGTTATCAAAGAAATCAAAGCGATAACTTGCTCTAATTTGCTTTACGTTAATTTTCATATTTACTCTCAATCTGCCATTTGATATAATGGCTTTGTAGCCGCTCTTTTGAGCGGTTTTTGCTTTATACTGCCCACTTTT